CAGATGGTCGATACTGATGCACGGCGGGTTGTCGCAGTGATGGAGCACGCACATCCCCGCCGGGATCTCGCCGTGAACCGAGGCCCAGGCACGACGATGAGCCATGACTCGCAGTCCCCCGATTCGCAGACGGATATGGCCACGTGGCCCACGTTCGCCAACGGCTTCGATGCAAGGAGTGTCCACATGGAGACAGTACCAACAGTCGGAGGTACGTGATGAGTGGTACCGGATGGGGCGGCAAGCTGCCGAAGAAGCCATCGACAACGACGACGGCCAAGGCCAACCGCCAGTCGGGCAACGTGCCGAGCTACGGCACCGGCAACTGGACCGGCGAGTCGGGCTCGTGGCTGGAGCCGGGGACGGCGTCGGGCAACATCGCCGCACAGAACCCTGGGTTGATCGGTGATGCGCGCAACCCGAGTGAGGTCAACCGGAACATCTACGCGTACATGACCGCGCAGGGCAACGGCGGTGGTGGGATGCCGACGAACAGGCTGAAGCCCGTGTACTCCGGCGGTGGCTCGGGTGGTCGAGGTGGCGGTGGTGGCGGTGGTGGCGGTGGTGGTGCCGCCAACCCGATGCTCAACCAGGACCAGTTGGCCAAGATGTGGGAGCTACTCGGCAAGGCCCGTCCCGGCGCACAGCAGGCAGGTCCGGCATTCGACGCCCCGGACTACGCCGGTCCACAGATCTCCGCCTTCGACACGTCGATGTACGACAACCTGCGCAACCAGCTGGGCCAAGCGGTGACCAACGATCGGGCGCAGAGCGACCAGGCGTACCAGGCGCTGAGCGGGTTCATGGATCGCAACTACGACAACAACCCGTACGCCACGCAGCAGACGGCGAACTTCGGTCAGGCGCCCGGCCAGTCCACCGACGCCATCCAGCGGATGCTCGCCTCGCAGGGCGCCAGCCCACAGATGACTCAGGGCGCAGCGGGCGAGGCAGCCGGAGCGGACCGGGCGTTCGGCAACCTGCTCGGCATCCTCGGGCAGAACCAGGCGCAGGATGCGACCAACCGTCGCTACGCCAACCAGCAGGACCAGGCCAACACCGGCCGGATGTACGACATGGCCAAGCTGCAGGGAGACACCGGCATCGGGCTGCAGCAGGGCGCAGCGAAGAACCAGTGGCAGCAGCGCTGGGACGATCGCGCCGCGCAGATCTACGACCAGAACTACCAGGGTCAGCTGGCCGAGAACCAGGCCAACTGGCAGCGGGCCAACCAGCTGTCGGACAGCAACTACTCGACGAACAACCAGTACACGAACGCGATGCTCTCGTCGGTGATGGGCAACCTGCTGCCGCTGATCATCCAGGGTGGCCTGAGCGTCCCCGACATCCAGGCACTGTTGAGCCAGGGTGGCACACCGATGTCGACGAACGTCTGAGGAGGCGACGATGTGGCCCGAAGACATGCCGACCCCCGGCACTCGCCAGTGGGGACAGTGGTTCAACCAGCAGGACCCGCAGACACAACAGCAGATCATCTTCGACTTCGGCCTGGGTGATGCGAACCAGCCCATCGCTGGCAACTCGGTCGGTGGCTTCCAGCCGGAGATCAATCAGCAGGGCTTCGGTCTGCTTGACCAGCTGTCGCCGCCGCCGGTCATCAACTCCAAGGGCATCATCCAGCCGTCGGGGACCGAGCAGGTTCAGAAGCAGACCAACCTGTTCCAGGATCAACTCAGCCTGGGCACCGACAACATGCTGGCCGCGATCGCCGGACAGTTCGCTCCGACTGCGTTCACCCCGTCGTACGAGCCGCAGGGCAACCCGGTGACCCCGACCGGTCTCCGCCAGCTGCAGAGCCTGGCGAACACTGGCGGGTGGGAAGGGTTCATGGCCAGCCAGATGCTGCCGAAGGACTACGGCGGCGGAGGCATGTCCGCCAGCCAGGCCAAGGGCGCACTGCTGAAGGCGGTGATGACGCCCGACGATGCCGACGAGGGTGCGCTGCAGCTGCGTGAGGAACTGCGTGGCTCGCTGACCCCGCGTTACGAGACGCAGGGCGAGAGCGCCAACCCGACGGTCAAGCCGATCAACAAGGACCTGTCGACGGCGCAGGGTGTGGCCAACTCGTTCGATCTCTCCGACGTCGACGAGGTGTCTCGTGGGTGGCAGAAGGAACTGGCCAATGATCCGGTCGCTGGCTACACCGACCCGGTCACCGGGCTGAGCTACCTCGGGGCCAAGGAGAAGAAGACCCCGACGATGGAGTGGTTCGACAAGTACGGACTGCCCTACGCCAACAAGCAGTACAGCGACCCCGACCAGATCGCCTCGATGCAGGACGCCGTGGCTCCGTGGCAGTACCGGGGCCAGGGGATGGAGGAGGACTTCGCTCGCCAGGACGCGCTCGCCGCCAACCAGAAGGCACGTGACGAACTCGGCGGAGCGCAGAGTCAGATGGACATCCTGGAGAAGGCGTACAACCAGGCGACGAAGGCGAACCTGTGGCCGGAGCATCAGGTGGTCGACAAGGAGGCGTACAACCCGAACAACCCGATGCAGGGTGCGGTCGTCGTCCCCGATCGGTCGGTCAACATGCCTGGTCCGATCATCAACGGGATGGGGATGCAGCCGGGTGGGCTGTACGCCCCGCCGGTCAACTACGAGGTGGTCAAGCAGCAGATCGAGGACGCCAAGGCCAAGGGTCAGCCGTCCACTCCGATGAAGACCATCCCCGCCCACTGGTACATGGACATCGACAAGCAAGGGAACCCGACCCGCTTGTCGATCAACCAGACCCAGCCGAGTGGGCAGACCTGGTCGGTCGAGAACACCACCAAGGACGGGGTCACGTCGACCAAGCTGAAGCCTGGCGTGAAGATGGGTGCGGGGATCACGGCCGACACCAACTTCGACTTCGGTGCGCCTGGTGCGACGGTGCCAGGGATGGACTTCGGTGTGCTGGAGAAGCTGATCCCCGGATTGGCGCAAGTCGGCAGCGACCGCAAGGTGTTCACTGCGGCCGACCTGGTGCCCGCCAGGCAGCGGGTGGAGATGGCCCGCAAGGCTGCGGCCAAGACCGTCCCCGGCATCCAGGCAGCGAGCAACTCCAGCGAGACGTCGATGCAGCGACAGCTGGCACGAGCGCGGATGATGGGCCTGGCTTCGACCGGGCGCACCCCGCTGAGTGACACGCTCGCTGGTCGGATGATGGCTGCCCGCACGGCGGGGATCTACAGGTAATGGCAACGCCGGGCCAGATCCAGATCTACTCTCCGGCTCGGCAACTCCCGGCTGGCTTCACCGGACGCCCGGCCCCAGCCCCAGTTCGCCCGACCCCACAGCAAGCGCGAGCGGGGCGCAAGGCAACGCCCGCGCTTGCTGGTCGGTGGGGTGCTCTTGACCCATACGTCCAAGCTGAATCAGACAAGGCCACCCAAGCCCGCGCTCAGGAGGCTGCGGCCAAGGCGCAGAAGGAAGCGCAGGACGCGGCGTACAAGAAGCTGCCGTGGTGGAAGAAGGGCATCGCCTCGGTCATCGACAACCCGATCACCAAGGTGGCTCTGGCCCCGGCCGAGGTGCTGTCGGTACCGATGAAGGCCATCGCTGTCGGCAAGGAGGAACTGTCCTCGCACCTGCCGCGTGGCATGGCCGAGGCGCTGGAGGACCCGTTCGGCGTGCAGGACGACAGTGGCAACGCCCAGCCGGTGATGCGCGCCCTCGATTTCCTGGCCAAGGTGATCCCGCTATCCCCGGTGGGTGTCGACACAGAGAAGGCGCGGGCCGAGAAGCGCAGCGTGCTGGAGCGGCTGGCCCCGCGCAGCGACTTCGGCCACGGACAGATCCAGACGTCGACCGGCAACCAGTGGGGCAACAGGTTCCAGGGCCTCGGCGCCGACATCCTCAACGACCCGCTGATGCTGCTCGAAGGCGGGGGCACCGTCACCCGTCCGGCCATCGCTGCCGAGGATGCGCTGAAGGCGATCTGTCGTGGTGAACGACTGGCCCTGCCGGAGGCGCAGCGCGCCCTGATGACGTCGGAGCGAGCGACAGCTGAGGCGTTGGAGCGCTCGGCCTCGGCGCTGCCGACCGGCGTGCGTACTGCGGAGGAGGAGATCGCCCGCCAGGCTGCAGGGCGTAGCTCGGCCGAGGCCCGCTTCGCTGACGACATCCACCGGCCTCGTGTCGGTCGGCCCGAGGCGGAGATCCCGCTGCCGAAGAACCTGCAGGAGCGGATGAACCTCGCCTCGGAGTGGGCGACGGAGAACCCCGAACTGTGGCGCAAGCATCGGGGCGAGGTGAGCAAGGGGATCAAGCGCGGCTTCGAGTCGATGTCCCCGGCAGCCAAGGCTGACCTCGGTGTGAAGACCGGCGGCATCTCGGTGCGCGGCATCGGCGTGGAGTTGCCCGGCAGCGAGGCGCTGCGTCAGGTGTGGAAGGACGCGGGCGGTGCGCGCCGGGCCAAGACCAGCGACCTGCTCGACAAGCTGCCCAAGGAAGGCACCTGGAACAAGGTCCGCAACATGCGGGTCCCCAAGGGACAGGAGTCGTCGTACGCAGCGATGCGTCGGGCGGGGACGTCCGAGGTGGATGCCGAGCTCGCGCTGAACAACGTGTTCGTGCGTAACCAGCTGGACATCGGCAAGAACGTGATGAAGGCCAGGGGTAAGACGTACCTGAGCAAGACCATCCGTGAACTGCGCGACAAGTACAGCGACGCGGAGATCGCCAAGCTGGTCCAGGAAGCGGAGACGTCGCCCAACGGCAACCGGGTCAACCAGCTGTTCAAGGACATCATCGGTGAGCACGAGAAGCTGACCGGCCGCAAGCTGGTCTCGTCGATCGACGCCGACACCTACCTGCCGCACACGCTCGACTCGGAGTGGCGGCGGTTCATGTTGGCCAACCCGGACGACCCGTTCGTCCAGTCGTTCATGCGGGCCAACGACATCGTCAAGGACGACCTGCTCGAAGCCAGCCACTACATCGACAAGTCGCGCAAGCTGCGCCTGCCCGAGGGCGTGGCCGAGGCCGAGTTCGACTTCGCCGGGCGCAAGGTCAAGCTGAAGGGCAACAGCGTCGCCGCCAAGAACGAGGCGATGCACGAGGCGTTCCCCGAGTGGAAGGGCGACTTCTACTCGACCGACATCAAGACGATCGGTGAGTCGTACCTCGACTCGATCTCCAACGATGCGGGCGCGCACTTCGCCCGCCAGCAGTTGGCCAACACCAAGTCCCCGTTCGTCCGCACGCTCGACGGCCTGCTGTGGGACGAGTACCAGAAGATGAACGAGACGCTGGCCCAGCGGCCCTACGCCCGCCGCGTCACCGACGTCACCGCCGAGGGCTACAAATCCGGCACTGGGGTGGACGACATCGCCCCGTCCCCGGCCGAGCCGACGAGCGAGTACTTCCGCAAGGAGAAGGACGTCAAGCTGACCGAGCAGCTGGCCGAGGACGTCCAGGGTGCGGGCAAGCAGTGGCGCCGGGACTTCGCCAACGACGCCAGCGACGTGTACGAGAAGGCGCAGGAGGATGCCAGCACCCTGCGCCGCACGTGGGGCGAGGGGCTGCGCAACGAGGCCAAGGCAGGCAACCCGCGGATCAAGGCACTGCAGAAGCAGATCGAGAAGTACCAGGAGTACGCCAAGAGCGCCAAGCTGAAGCTCGGCAAGATGACCAGCGACGACGCCGACGAGTTGGTCACGGTGTTGGCCAACGTCGACGATCACATCGCCTTCCTGAAGAAGGAACTGTCGAACACCAACCGGGTGTGGAACGGCAAGATCACACGTGAGTCGAAGAAGGTCGACAACGAACTGGCTGCCGAACTGCGCAAGCTGACCAAGGTCCGTGCCGACCTGGAGGAGCACGTCAGCAACGTCGGCTCCCGGCTGCGGGCGGAGATCGAGGAGCGCCGGGCGTGGATCAACGGCGACCTGGCGGAGAAGGAGGCCGCGCTCGCCGCCAAGGAGAAGACGGTCCCCAAGCCCGAGCCGTCCCAGCCGGACGTGCTGAACAGGGCGATGGAGCAGACGGGCTTCAAGTCGCACCCCGAGTACCAGCGGATGAAGGACCGCTACACCGAGGCGATCCGTGCGTTGGAGTCGTCGCGCGAGGATGGTCGGCTGCTCACCAAGGGCGGGAAGATCCGGCGCTCCGAGCAGAAGCTGATCGACGAGGTCGAGACGGCACGTGATGCACTGCGTCGTGTCGGCTGGGACCCGGCCAAGGACCCGGCCCGCGATCTCGTCCAGCACAACGGGACGGACAAGGCGGGGCGCAGTCGGTACAAGGTGGGCAACTGGCGCATCGAGCCGACCAAGCCGGAGACGTCGTTGTTGAAGGTGCGCGACACCGGACCGATGCGTCAGCGCACGCGCAAGGTCAGCCAGCCGCGCTGGCGCGTAGTCGGTCCCGATGGTGAGACCAAGGCAGCAACGCTGTCGTTCGAAGCGGCGCACGACTACGCCCTGGCCGAGCACCTGAAGGAGGTCGATCCGCCGCAGTACTTCCACGGCACGTCGACTCGGGTCAGCCTCTTCGAGGACGACAAGGGGAAGTCGACCGGCAACCTCATCGGTCCGGGGACGTACACCACGGAGAACGAGAAGCTGGGCATCGACTACAGCCGGATCAAGGGACAAGCGGACACCTTCGCTCCATCGAACGAGGTGTACCGGATGGAGGGGCCGAAGGGTCCGAAGCTCGATCTCGACAAGAAGGTTGACTACAACCTGCGTCATCACATGATGGAGATCGTTGAGCGCGAGATCGCTCCGTACAACGCCAACGGCCTGTTGACCGACCCGCTCAACCGCTTCCAGAAGACCGTGGTCGATGGCCTTGGCGGCAACTCGACGGGCGAGGATGCGATGCTCGCATTCATCGGCCTCCTGAAGGAGGCTGCCGACCCCAACGTCGACCTCATCAGCAAGGAGATGGCTGACCAGTTCGCCTGGGAACTCAACAAGCGCCTGCGCGACGACGGCTACGTGGCGATGACGCACACCGGTGGGCGTCGGTTGGGAACCACCGAGCACCCGGTCACCGTGTGGCTGGACCCGAGCAAGGTCGAGATCAAGGACGTGCTCCACCAGAAGGGCACGTACGGCGAAGCCAAGCGGGAACTGGAGGAGGCCAAGGCACTCGTCGCCGCGTACGACGGACCGACCGACGCGCCACCGAAGTTCCTCGACAACCCGAACGTCCCCGCCTGGATGAACGTCAACGGTGTGCAACGCCCGGCGCTGACCAAGTCGACGATCAACCCCGAGTGGCAGAGGTGGATGGACTGGGCCAACGCTCAGTCGCGCATCCGTGTCATCGAAGATCGGATGAGTCCGCACGGCAACCTGCACCCCTATGTGCAGATGGACAACTGGAACAAGGAGCAGGCGCGCTACGCGGTGGAGTTGGAGAACGCGACGAAGGAGGAGCGCGCTGCGGTCGAGGCTGCTCGGGCTGGTCGTGATGCTCGTGCCCAGCAGCGCGAGTCGATCGTCCGCTCCGGCCCGGAGGTAGGGCGCCAGACCTGGCCGACGGAGAGCACCAACCAGGTGCGTACCGCCGAGCAGGAACTCGCCGCCAAGGCAGCCGAGGTGCCTCGTCCCCACTCCCGTCAGCAGGTGGAGAAGGCACGTCAGCTGGAGGCCGAAGAGAAGCTGCTCCACAAGCTGCGCTACGAGGGCTCGATGACGCCCAAGGAGTACGAGGAGCGTCTGGCCAAGGCGACTCGTGCCAGGGACAGCGCACTCGAAGACCTGAAGCTGAAGTCAGGCAAGGACAAGCCGCCGGGCGAGATGAATCGGCAGCGCAACCAGATCGAGGCGGACTACAGCCGCTCCGTGCGCAGTATCACCGAGCAGTACGAGGCGCGTCTCCCGGCCGATGAGTTCGAGCGACGGATGGCTGTCGTGCAGGATGCCAAGGCACGCCTGAAGATGGGGCCACGCACCGTCAGCGAGTCGGCCACCCAGGCGGCGCGCGACGCAGCGGCGAAGCGCCTGGCCCTGAAGCAGCAGGCGCCGGGCCGAGTGGTCGACCCGGAGTTGTTCGAGGAAGGCGCGCTGGTCAAGCCGCGCCTGCCGGAAGAGGTGAAGGCGGTCAAGCACGGCCAGGGTCACTTCGTCTTGGAGCACCCCGAGACCGGTGAGATCTATTCGATCGACGTGGACCGGGCCAGCAAGCAGCCGAAGTGGGATGTCACCCTGCCCAACGGTGAGTGGGACAGCTTCCCCTCACTGCGCGAGGCGACCGAGTACGCCCGCGACAACATGGCCCGAGGGTTGGCCACGACCGAGGCACAGCGTGCTGCTCTGCCACCGATGACGCCCGACGCCTACGCCGAGGCGATGGGTGGAGTGGCGCGTAGTGAGCGCAGCCGCCGTGCTGCCGTCACCGCCAAGATCAACCGCCAGCCGGGGACCAGCGACATCCTCTCTGCCGAGGAGTGGTACAAGGCCAACGTCCGTGCCGCCACCCTGCCCGAGCGTGAGGCGTTGAACCAGGCGAAGACCCACGCCAAGCAGCGCGAGCGCTTCGCTGCCAACACCCCCGAGCCCAGCCCACGGTGGACCGAGCCGCTCGGTGGATTGGGGCCGGGGCAGGAGCGTCACGTCGAGCGGATCACCACGCCACCGCAGCCCGAGGCGTTCAAGAACAGCGCAGTGTCGGCGGAGACCGGGCAGCTGGTCGGTATCCCACCGCCACGCACCGAGGAGCAGGCCACCAACTACCTGGCGTCGCAGCTGCAGCCGGGCACGGAGAACATCGTCCCCGGCTCGGAGTTGCACAACAAGGTGGTCAAGCCACTGGAGGATGCGCGCAAGGTCGAGGAGCAGTACGCCAGCGAGGTGCCGTTCAAGTCGGCCGAGGCCAAGGAGCGGATCAACAAGGAGTTCGGTGCCGAGCGGGACGAGGCGGTCGGTGCCATCTCCGAAGAGCAGAAGGTCTTCGCCAACCTGAAGCAGGACCTGACCGAGCGCGAGTCCCTGCTGCGCAAGCGCAAGGAACTGACCGACCTGAAGGATCGGGTGATGAAGACCCCCGCCCGGTCACGCAACGAGGAACTGCTGTCGGTGATCGAGCAGTTGGAGGACATCGCCAAGGCCAACCCGCTGCTCGACAACGCACAGCTGAACGCTGCCGAGTCCCTGCTGCACACGCACAAGGAAGCGTTGGAGCGCATCGCCAAGACCGAGCGCTTCCGCTTCCAGGTGAAGAACCTGGAGGACATGGCCAAGGACGGCAAGCTCGAAGACGTCTTCCGTGCCGTGCTCAACGACAACTGGCGCGCGATGCACGACGGGCTGTTGGCCAAGGGTGACGTGATCATCGATCACCGTCTGGCTGCCGCGCTGCAGAACGTGTACGAGATCAGCAAGGAGCCGGGCCTGTTCGGTCGCACGCTCAACGCCTTCACCAACCTGTTCAAGACCTACGCCACGCTGAGCCCTGGGTTCCAGGTACGCAACACCCTGTCCGGCATGTTCATGAACACCGCCGATGGCGTCGGCCTGCGCACCCAGTTGGAGGGCGCCAAGCTGTGGCGCAAGTTCGAGCGTGGTGGTGTCGAGTGGTTGGACAAGCAGCCACGGCGTATCCAGGACGCGTTCGCTGCGTCGTTCGCCTCCGGTGCCGGTGGTCGGGTGGCCGAGGCTGGGGTGGCGGGCAAGTCGGCCAACCGGATCTACGACAAGTTGTCGAACAACTTCGCTACCCGTGGGTTCCAGCGTTGGGGTGAGAAGGTCGAGGGTGGGCTGCGCCTGGGCATGGCTCTGCACTCGATGGACCGTGGCGAGACGGTGGCCTCGGCGGTGCGGCGCATCGGTCGGGTGCACTTCAACTACGCCGAGGTCTCCGCCTTCGACGAGCAGGCCAAGCGACTCATCCCGTTCTGGACGTTCATGTCCCGCAACCTGCCGCTGCAGCTGCAGGAGATCTTCACCAACCCGGCGGCGTACGCGGCGTACGGACACATCAAGCGCAACTTCGAGGGTGCCAAGGAAGAGAACGAGCCGGAGTACTGGAAGGGGCTGGGTACCTGGCGCCTGCCGTTCGACATGGGTGGTCGGCCTGCCTACCTCCAGCCGGATTTCGGCTTCACGCGCATGGGCCAGGACATCGAGAACATCACCGACACGCTGTCGATGAAGAAGCCACTGGCCTTCATGAACTCGGTCAACCCGGCGTTCAGTGCGCCGCTCGACTTCATGTACGGCAAGGACTCCTTCACCGGCCGGGAGTACGGGCCGAACGACTACCACGAGGTGGGCGGGATCTTCGGTGCACCGCAGGCTGCGCTCGGTTCGCTGTTCGGTCAGGTCAACGAGGCAGGCCAGGTCTCCGACAACTGGATGAACTTCATGCGGTCGATCAACCCGATCGCTGATCGGGTCGCTCGTCTCGCGCCGGGTGCGGTCGGTGGCACCTCCGACCCGGCGCGCCTGCTCGAATCGTATGGTCGGTTCGTCGGCGTCCCGATCCGTCAGCTGTCACCCAAGCAGCAGGAGGCGGAGGCGTTGCGCAAGTACTACGCGATGCTCGACGAGGTCAGTCGCCAGCGGGCGATGGGCCGTGTGCAGGCGTCGTGACATGGCAGCGTGGGTACCAATCAGCATCCATCAAGGAGGACAGATGACCACCAAGGACCAGGACAAAGAGCGGGACGCGGACGGCACGGTGAAGGACGGAGCTTCGACGCAGCCGAAGGACAAGGGCAGGCAGCCCGAGAGTTCAACCGGCAAGGGATCGCGCGCCACCAGCACGCGCGGCGAGGAAGTCGACCCGCGCACCGGTCGTGCAGTGGGTGAGGAGTACGACCCGATGCAGGACCCGACGTTCAACAAGAACGAGGCGCAGCAGTTCGCTGAGCCAGGCCATGCAGGCAGCGACGAGGCAGCGGACGCGCAAGAAGAAGTCAGCTGATGTTCGGGGCCGATGAGGGCATCACGCACGGGCATCTCGTTGCGGCAGACATCTGCTTCTTGATCGCCCTCATCGTCTTCGTCATTGCTGCGGTGATGGCCTACGGCGTCAAGACGTTGTGGGCCACGCTCGTCGCCGCAGGGCTGGCGGCAGCATCCCTCGGATTGCTCCTGTTGTAGTGGTCTACTGGGTGTGTGCTAAGGGGTGACAGCGCTTGGGTCTTCATCACCTTCGCCGTCTGTTCCGTCCTGATGGCGCTGATCATCATCTGGCACGGGTAGCTCAGGCGGTCGGAACAGGTTGATCCACGCCCTGACCCCAATCTCCACCTTCACCGCTGGTCGGGCGTGGTGCAGGATGACCCACACCAGCAGCGTGAGAATCAGCGCGCCGCCGCCGATGATGGCGGCATTCACTCACGACCGGATGACTCGGTAGAAGTCCGTCTCCGCCCAACGACCCGTCGAGTCGTCGATCTCTTCCGGGTTGCCCAGCAGGATGATGTCGCGCTTCAGCGTGGACTGCAGCACCGGCTGGACCTTGGTGTCCGGTGCGTTGCGGTGGTCGTTGAGGAAATCGCTGTCCGGGCCGGGACCGAACCAGGTGACGAACAGGTTGTGCACCGTGCCGTCAGCGAGCAGTGGTCCCTGTCCGATGAACTGGGCGTTGCGTCCTTCGACGGCGAGGATCACCGTGGCCATCTCGTCCTCCTGTGGTGTGGGGGTAGGTGGGGTGGGGGCTGAGCCAGCACGGTTCCACGCCTCGGCGCGGATGTCGGAGTAGCTCCACGTTCCCGAGGAGTTGATCGAGGCTGGCTGCCAGGGACCCTCGACAGCGTTGGCGGTGGCGGGATCGATCTTGCGGTCAGGGGCATAGCCCTGGTGGCTGATGCAGTCGGTGATGACGTTGCCGAACAGTCCGGCCAGCGCTTCGTTGCAACGGAAGTAGGCGTCGATCTGATTGACCGGCCACGCCTGACCGACACCGTTGTTCTGTGCCTCGATGCCCCACATCGTGGTGTTGCCCTGGTCGAGGGGCACGGTGCCACGAGAGAACTCAGTTGGCCCGCCCTTGCCTTGCGTGTTCGCACATCCCGCAGCAATCGGCCACACGATCCCATCCCGATCCAGGAGCATGTTCCCAATCGGTCGGTCCGGACTCCCATTGATCATGTAGCTCAAGTCGCTGTTCACCGAGGCGGCGGAGGCGGTGTGATGCCAGCAGACTCCCAATGGTGGAGAGGAGAAGCCACCCGAGGATCGCGACCGCCGCTCCCACCCTTCGTTGATGTCGTTGACCTGACACTGCACACCTGCTTCCTGAAGGGCCTCGGTCAGGAGGTCGTAGTAGATCGACCCCATCAGTCAGTCATCTCACTGCGCAGGCGATCGATGTCGTCGCGCAACCGTTCGAGGCGCTCACGGAACGTCTCGTCCCGGTCGATCAACCAGTTCAACCGGCGGGCGAAGTTGAGCAGTCGCTCCTTCGGTGGGTCGCTGGCGTCGTAGGCATCTTCGGGATCGTTGAGGTCGTTGTCCTCTTCGGTCATCCTGGCTTCCAGTCGTGCTTGGCGACCGCGGCGTTGGCGATCTTGATGGCTGATGCCGGGGACTTGCCTGCCTTCTTGGCCCCGTTGTACACGGCCTCCCAGTGGTGCTTCTTCTTCGGAGTGTCGGCCTTCTTGGTGAACTCCTCAGCAGGCATCAGACCCTCCGCACCAGGATGACGATCAGGATGATGATGAGGACCAACAGGAGAACACCACCACCGATGTACATGGGCGAACGCTAGTCCCTACTGCCCGGCCAGGTCAGGAGTAGCGCAAACCCGATGATCAACACCCAGGCTGCGAACTCACGAACGTACGAGGGGTACCAAATCTCCGCCATCCCCTGATCATGGGCACAAAGAAGCCCCCCACCTCCAGGAGGTGAGGGGCTACTTCGCTTACTCTTCAGAAGTGATCGCTCTGATCCGGCGCTTGGCGCTACCGGTCGCGATCACCTCGATCGTCGTCAACGCGGTGATGCTCGTCGCGTCGTTGATCATCTGGTGGATGGCTGCCGCCAAGGGCTGGCTCGATGAAGTCACGTTCGTCTCGCACGTGTCGATGCTGGCCCTCGTGTTCTCTGCGGTCAGCGGCGTAGCGGCTGCCGTAGCTGGGGTGCTCGCCCTTGTACCGACCGACGACATCCTCTCCGAGGACGGCTGAGCACAGTTCGCAGTACGCACCGTGCGTCGCTCGGTAGTACATGCAGACGATGCACAGCGGGACATCGTTGCCGTCCTGATCTGTGTAGGTCGGCTTGTCCTTGTCGGCCATCCGTTGCTTGATCTGCTCGACCCGGTCGCTCCACCCGAGGGTCACTTCTTGACCTTCGGGACGGCCGGGCATGACGCCATGTGGTTCTTGATCGACACCTCCAGCGGGATGCGTTTGGTGGCGCAGATCACCCCGTGGCACTGCGGGCAGGTGTGTTGGCTACCGACCACCGAACAGCCACTCCAGTCGTGCGGGGATCACCTTGGTGTCGTTGCACGCGTTGCAGCAACGATCGCTGGCGTGCTCCCCGTACGGGTCAGGGTTGTGCCCGTAGCCGGTTGCCGGGTCTGACGCGAACCACGGTTCGCACGGCTGGCTGCAGATGCAGCAGTCAGGCTGGTTCATCGGCCACTGCCTTCAACTGTTGAGCCAGCATCAGTACTTCACTGATGGCGTAGGCCATGTCGCGGTACACCTTCTGACCGAACGTGCCCTCGCCTTCGATGAAGGCACGCGCCAACTCCGGCGAGCGCTTGGTGGCCTCACGCAGGTTGGCCTCCATCGCTGGCGCGTAGTCGTTCCAGTGAGCCGCATCCCAGCCGAACCACCAGATGTCGTGCTCACGGTTCGGCCACGGAACGTGGCAGATCTCTCCGCCTTCCTCGCACGCCTGGCTGTAGGTCAGCCCGCCGTGCACCTCGACATCGACGTCGTCGTACTGCATCCCGTGCCACGGATGGTCGGGTCCGACGCCGACGTAGCCGCACCACGCACCGCTCGGACCGCGGTTGATCATGCAGTCCAAGTCGGTGATCGGGTCGACCCACACATCGTGGTCCGGCTCTGTGTTCCAGGGTCCTTCGCCCCAGTCTTCGTGTGCCATCACTTCTCCTTGTTGGTTTGGTTGAGTTCACCGAGCAACTCGTAGAGCGTGCTCAGTGTCTGCTGCAGGGCGCTGTACTTCTGCCGCAGGTCTTGTAGTTCAGCGAGCGCCTCGTCGCGCTCACGGGCAACGTCCCCGCTGACGAGCGCAGCGACCTGGCTGATGATGTCGCGCAGCCGGGTTGCCTCGTCGTCGAACACCGGCTCTTGGAAGTACTCGACGAGTGGGTCCCACTCCGTCAACTCCATCGGTGGCTCAGGCTCAGGCTCCTTCACCGGGGTCGGCGTGACCCTGATGACGTTGTCCCGAGCCTCCGGCTTGGCCACCGCCTCGCCCTTGCTGACGTGCCCGCCGTAGTGCCCACCGACGCCTCGCTTGGTCGGGAACTCCAGACCACACACCAGACAGCGGTAGGTGATCTGGTCGTCGCCATCGGGGACCAGCTTGCGGATCACCGTCTCCATGATCTGCGAGACGTACTGCAAGCCCTTGGCAGCCGTTGACAGCGTCGGCTCGACTCGCTCCGTCGGAACGAACTCGTCCGGCTCGACGGGTGCCTCTTCCTCCGGCTCGGACGTCACTCCCATCCTGGCCAACGCATCGCCCTGCTCGGTGAACTGATCCTCATCGGTGTCCTCGTCGGCCTGTGGTTCCGACGACACTGACGCGACCAAGAGACGGAACGCACGCGCGTGCGAGGCGTCCAGCTTGTACTGGTTGAGCAGCTTGTCGATCAGTTCCGCAGTCGGAAGGTGCGTGAACGAGTAAGTGTTAATCGCCCAGATCCGGTTGAGGAACACGCCGTACTTGATCGACGTGTTCGTCGGGATCGACTGCTTGAACCCGGTCCGGGAGATCAGGGTGACCTGCCGTCCAGGCTTGTGCACGACGTTCCACTGGCAACTCGCTGCAAGTGCAACGACCGCTCGCATCGCCGTGTCCTTGATGTAGCTGACGTCGATCGGCTTGAGGTCGGTGACGTACACCGGGGATATCGCCTCTTCAGCGAGATTCATCAGTGCGCTGTATCCCGGTGTGTCCGGGTCAATATTGAGTTTCCCTGTTTCCTCGCTCATGCGTCTGGCTCCCGGTCGGGAAGCTGCCCAGTGGCCAGGAACTGCTCGAACTCGACGTCGTTCACCGAGAAGATGCGCGGCGGCGGAATGGTCGTCTCGTTGGCGTGGGTCATGACGACCTGACCAAGGCGTGAAGCGTCTGCGAGCACCTCTTGCCAGATGCGAGAGACGGCCTTCAACCCCTCGACATCGACTTCGTTGGCCGGAAGGGTGTCACCCTCGTCATCCGGGTAGGCGGCGCACAGCACCACCGGCCCGAACAGCGCGCGACCCATGACCAGCGAGGCGGGGACGTTGAACTCCAACTCGTTGATCATCCCTTCGTCGTCGACGTACATGCCGATGGCCTCGTTGTGGACGAAGTCGAAGGTCGCATCGCTGAGGCCCTCTTTGATTCCTTCATAGGTGCACGGCACCACTTGGTACTCGCCATTTGGCTGAACAGCGAGCAGCTGATCTCCTGATTTGCGTTTCCGCGTAACCATTTCTTGTCTCTTTCTGTTGTTGGTTGTTGGCTTGTGGGGGCCGCCGCAATGCCGAAGCACCACGACGGCCCCCACCTTCCGCTACTACACGTGTAGTAGGAAACTCACCACGACGAGTAGTAGGAGTACTGGCCGCAGCCAGGCTCATCCCGTTCTCGCTCGTAGGCGAGGATGCGCGCCAGGGCAGTGAGCACGTCCCCGACATCCTCGATGTAGTACTCGTCGTACTTGGTGTTGCCGAAGAAGAACCTGCCCATCGTGGGCAGCAACTCCGGCCCGAGGCTCGGGTCAGCGATCACGGTCGCGCACGTCTGTGTCAGCCCGGCCATCGCTTCGAGGTGGAAGGGGATGTACTCGCAGTTGGTCTCACGACCTTCGTTGAGATGATCCTCGACCCACTTGTGCAGGAAGTTGACCTTGCGAAAGTAGGCCACCTCCTGCCCCCTCGTCTCGTAGGTGAACGTCTTGCCATTGCCGAAGTCGACTTCCTGCTGCACTGGGTCGATGCCTCGGTAGAGATACTGGTCGAGGCCCATCACCACCACTTCCCTTGCCGTGTCGGCGGCACGTCGGGGAACTGCTCGTCGATCTCCGCCTTGAACTGACCGACAAGATGTTCGACGCTGTCCGGCGACGTCGGCAGGATCTGTCCGCGGTTGCTGATGATCCCGTCGTCGTCGACGTAGGCATCGATGTTGGCCCCACGCATGACCCAAATCAGGGCCTGGTCCATCGCCGCCTTGATCTCCGGCAGACGACCCTCGTACCACGAGTCGTTGGGGTCACGTGGGTCGATCTGCAGCATGAACCCGTGACCGTGCAGGTGCAGCTTGGCTTCGTTGATCTGCATCGCCTCGGCTTCGAGACCCTGGGCGATCAGGCAGGCTCGGAAGGCGACGGAGATGTCGTGTCCGCCCTCGATCAGTGCTTGAACCATGATCAGCGCCTCTTCGATGCCGCCCTCTTCAATGAGCCGTCGGATCACGCGGTCGGCGCGTCCCTCAATGCTCCTGTCCTCCATGTACTGTCTCCTTGTTGGTTAGTTGGTTGAGCGGGGGGCAGGGACTCAGGCCCCTGCCCCCCGGTTGGCTACGACGAGCTACTGCGTCCTCACCTCGAAGCGCTCGTCGCCACTCTCGATGTGGATGAGCGTCGCCCCGTTGATGCGGTTCTCGACGACGCTGTCGACCGCATCACCGATGGACTGGTAGTCGATGTCGGCGTTGACACTGATGCCCGACACCGTGTCGTCGATCATCTCCTTGAACACCTGATCGAGCGGCGGAAGCTCGACCTTGTAGCCCATCGCATCGAGCAGCATGTTGTGCTGCACGCGCAACGAGTTGAGTGAGTGGACCAGGTCGACAGTCGAGATGTCCTTGATCGCCTGGTTGCGCGAGATCGAGTAGCGCACTGCGCCCTCCAACCCCTCACGCACGAACGCTGGCATGTAGCCCTCGGTCGCAGCGAACACGGCGTCGAAGTCGACGTCGGGTGCCAAGCCATCACGGCACACGATGCGTGCCAGCTTCTCGACACCGGGACGATCCATCGCCCCGATCTCGATGACCCTGTCGAAGCGGCCAGGCCGCATCATCCCGGCGGGGATCTTCTCGATGTGGTTGGTCGTCATCACCGCCAGCACCTCGGCATCCTTGGCCTCGGCACCGTCGATGACGTCGAGCAGACGGGAGATCGCCTTCTCGTCGCGCAGCGAGGCCACCTGATCGATGTCCTCGTAGAACACGAAGCACGGTGCGTAGATCCGTGCCAGTTCGAGCGCGGCGAACGGATCGTCGGTCACCGCGCACATCAGTGCCGACCATCCATTGGCCACGGCGGACAGGGCACCGGTCTTGCCCAGCCCCGTCTTGCCGCCACCGAACGCACCGGCCAGCAGCACTGCACGCTTGGGCTGGAAGCCAGCCTGACGCAGCAGCAGACGGTCACGCATGACGGAGAAGATGAACGTCTCCGCGTCGGCCCACACCTGCTCGGTGTAGACGAACAGGTCCGGGTTGATCTTGGCCGTGTCGATGAACTCACCCTGCGGGTTGAAGCACTTGCCTCGGTAGATCGAGTGCTCATCGAGGAACCGCTGCACTGCGTCGAAGAAGCCCTTGACCCTGTCCTCGTCGCACCGCCTGTGTGTGGCGATGAGGTGGAACAGCTTGCCGTCGCGGGTCTGACCGATGTTCAGTCGCCCACCCGGTAGGCCCGGAAGGACCATATCCGAACCGAACGGCACGTTGATGCGCTGCTCGATGCGGGTTGCCTTGCCCTGTGCGTCGGGCGGACCATCGGTCCAGCCGATCGAGATGTTGACCTCGCTCGGCGGGTTGGCCCGGCTCGACTTCGACTGGACGAAGCCGAACACGTCCTTCAACGTGCGGTACGTGGCATACGCCCCGTCGTAGGGCCGGTACTTGAACGTGCGCTGCGACACGATCATCTCCTGCTGCGCCTCGGCGTAGCGGGCCAGTTCACGTGCCCCTTCGAGCACGTCGTCGCGGTAGACGGCGGGGATGTTCCACTTCGTCCCCTCGAACGTCATGGTGTCGTCGCGCACGACGGCACCACCGATCACTGCCAGTTGATCCCACGCCTTCTGAGCGAGGATCGCATTGGTGTCAGGCATTGCTCTGCTTCCTGTTGTTGGTTGGGGTTGCTTGCTGTACACCCGCTGCCCTGTGAGCAGCGAGACCTTTGGCCTCAGTCATCGAGGCCAGGCACGCCTTCGAGATCGTGGACCTCGTCCCGATCAGGATCGCCATGCGTCCCGATGTAGGAGGTGCGTGTCTTCGAGTCGGGGTCGTAGACCTCGTAGCCGAACACCCACTCGGCGGGGCGGTCGACCTGCAGGTAGACGACGAGCTTGCGGATGTGCCCGTACCTGGCGGTGAGCACCATGTACGGATGGCCCTGCTCGTCGATGCCCATCCGACGCACACGCAGCAGTGAGTTGCGCATGATCGGAGGCAGTGGATGGATGGGTGGATCTGGCAATGTTCCTCCTGGATAAACACCACAAGCCCCCCACCCGCGATGGGGTGGGGGGCTTGTGAATGGCCCTACTACACGTGTAGTAGCAGGGGACTCTCAGTTGCCGAGCAGCCTCAGCAGCATGAGAACGATGAGGATGGCGAACACCCATCCTCCGAAGTTGGCAGCGGCAGCACCGGAGTGCGGGTTGTCGTTGCGTGAGCGGTCGTGGCCGGGACTACTTGACTCCACGGTGCCTCCTGGTCCTAGAGCCGACCAGGAGATTCGACCGGGGGATGAACAGCTTCCCGGAGTGGGGGTCCTTGGTCACGATTGGTCGATGGACGTGGATTTCACGTATCAACCAGGCGATGTACGTGGCGATGGTGGCGAACGCCACCATGCCCCCGAGGGCCACGAACCCGGCAAGCCGGTCGTCAGGTGTCATCACGGGTCACCGTCACGTTGTGCAGATCGACGTGGTCCTGAGCGACCTCGACAATGTCGCTGAGCGGGTGCCCCTCGACGTTGTCGATGATCGATCCGCAGTCACTGCAGAACAGCAGCACGTCGGACTGGCCGCGCTTGACGGTCAGATTTCGTAGTTGGGTCATTGGTCTCCTTGTTGGTTGTTGGTTGATTGAGTCAGTCGCTCCACGCCAGCAGCAGGATGATGAAGGCGAAAAGCGCGATGGTGGTAATGACGTAGGCGGTCAGGCGGTCGTCCCTCCGAAGATCACGCCGTGCACCCGAAGATGTCGCAGTGTCGAGTGGGGTGCAACGCCTGGTGTGCGAGCCGCCCTAGGCGAAGCGATTCGGGGCTGCCGATCGACGGGCCTTGCAGCCAGTCGGTGACGCACTGGGCGAACAGGCCACGGCACGGCGGGTCGTGCGGGCAACGGTTCGGCTCAGGTCCGAAGATCACGCCGTGTCCTCGTCGTAGTCGGGCATCTTGACTTCACGCAGGCCGATGCCCTGCGACAGGTCCAGTCGTTGTCGAAGGTGGTCGATCACCTCGGCTGCACGACGGCAGATCGCTGCGTCGAGGGCATCGGGCAGACTGCCGCCGAGTGAGCGCAGACCAGCGATGGCGTCGCTCACTTCATCCGGTCCGAAGATCACGCCAGCCGGGCCATGCGTGCGACGAACGGGCGGTGCGCTTCGCAGCAGTAGACGGGTCGGCCGTCGGCATCCACGGTGCGGTAGGTCGCGGGGCGCGGGCACAGCGCGACCTGGCAGTCGGGTGGCGTCCCGTCGCCGGGCGTGTCGCTCATCGCTCAATCCTTACTCGCAAGATCACGCCACTCATCTGGTCAACCAGACGAGGACGCCCATCACGATGATGCCTGCGCAGAAGGCACAGACCAGGGCAGCCTTCTCGTCGCTGGTCATCTGGTCGCCGCCCAGGCACTGAGCCCGACGGTGTCGTACAACGCCTTGGCTGCACACGCTTGGCGCAGCTTGTCGCCCGGCGTGTCCGAGTTGACGTCTTGGTAGCTGTCCACACCACACGCCGCGTACTTCGAGGCGAGGCGGTGATCGCGCAGGTGCAGGGCGACGTTCAACTGCCACCATCCGTAGCAACACGAGGTGTGCACGCCGTCCTCGTTGCGGCAGTTCGACTCACGCCAGCCGATCTGGTCGAAGCGTGCTGGCAGACCTACTGCTGCGCGGTAGTAGTGCATCTCGTCGCAGTCGCTGGCGAACGATGGCGGGGACTGTTCGGTCGATGGCGGCACGGTCTCCGGTGGGTCGATGCGCTCGGCGGTGGTGGTGGCGACCGCAGCGGCATCGATCTCCGGCGGCAGGTCGAGGTTGGTTGGTAGCGGGCTGAGCAGGGTCAGCACGGCGATGAGGATGGTCATGTTGGTTCTCCTGTTGGTCGGTACTTGACAGGTGGGCTACGCTCCCGGACGACGTCCACGAAGACGACGGCCGGGAGCGTGTGAATTGGGTTGGACCCCTGGTGATCGAGTCACCACGCCGTGCATCGAGAACAAGCACAGCATCGTGTGGGTGGATGGTCGGATGATGTCGCCCTACCGTCACGCCGCTGCCGAGCGCTACGGGGCAGAGGCGATCGTTGGCAAGGTTGTCATGCACATGTGCGACAACCCCTCGTGCTGCAACCCCGAACACCTCGCACTAGGTACGACCTGGGACAACGCTCAGGACAGGACAGTCAAGGGTCGTGGTTACAACGGCCACTCGAAGCGTCGCAACGAGGCTGATCGGTGGTTCCGTGATCAGGTGATGGCTCGAATGCGAGAGGCTCAGAGCGGTTCTCAGGTATGACAAAAGCCCCATCACAACCGAAGCTGTGATGGGGCTCTGTTCGTTCCTACTACACGTGGAGTAGAGGTTGGTCAGTCGAGTTGGCGGGTGGCCTCATTGATGAGCACCGAAGCGGCGTTGATCATCTCCGTCGTGCGGTGACCGGAGGACAGCAGGATCTGTGCTGCTTCGAGGAGCACGTTGTGGTTGTCTCGTCGGGCACGCTCAGTAGCGAGGTCGGTCTCTCGTTCGAGAGCGATGTACGCCGCCTCGTTGGCCAGCATCCAGTCGGGCTTGCCGTTGGGCACCTCGTGCGGCATGGCGTTGGTGGCCTTGGCGGAGGCATTCATCCGCTGCTTCATGGTCGATGTCTTCGACTGGCCGAGTTGCTCCAGGCGGTGCTCCATGTTGTCGAGCACGCTGCGGAGCAACGTGTTCTCGGCGTTCGACATCTTGCACTCGTGGTCGATGCTGGTCAGGTCGCGGACCATCGTGCGCAGCGATGCCGGGGACTGCTTCTCGATGGGGACGTCGAGCAGGAAGTTGGCCATCCTGTCGATCGCGCTGGCCTTGAGTGGGTAGTCGACGAGGCAGTTGTCGCGCAGATGGCGGAGACGCTTGACGATCGTCTTGGTGGAAAGAGGGCGTCCGGAAATGGACATGGTGATGTACTGCTTTCTGTTTGGGTGATCCCAGCCAGGACTGGCAGGGACGTGGGTTGACCTGGTCGATACCTGGTCGATCTGTGGTTGGTGGCGGCCGCCAGGGGGGAGCGCCGTAGCGTCCCTGTTCCGCTTCGCCACCTGGTCACTCACCTGGTCCGAGCCCGCTACTACACGTGTAGTAGGGCATCGTGCCTGGCGATATGACCGGAATTTGGGGTAAAGAAATCCCCCGCCAGAGAGTTTCCTGGCGGGGGATTTCTAATGCGATCGGCTTGCTATTCCGTCGCTATCACTTGCTCTTGGTCGTGGCCTTGCTCTTGCTATTGACCTTGGCAGCGACGTCCGGGATATCGGTGTCCTTATCGACATCGGGCGTCGGCCCGTTGGCCTTGACGTCATCGAGAATTCCGTTCAACAGTGAACGGATCAATTCGACGTCGGCCTTATCGATGGCACGGAGCGCGGCCATATCGATGCCCGACCGATTGACAATTCCACGAAGCATGTTCTTGTCGGCCGTCGTCGGCGTCCACTTGCTACCGTCCTCATATTCACCGGAGAATGCACCGAAGAATCCGTAGGTCCAAGCCGTGGCCTTATCGGCGGTGACCTTGTTGGCGGCGTCAATTGCCTCTTGCGTACCCTTACGGTTTGACGTCGTGGCCTTGCCATTGGCCTTATTGATCATCGCCCGCAATTCCGGGGCAATTGCTCGGAACGAGGCGACGGCCTTTCCACCATTGGCCTTAGCCGCCGACGTCGTGGCACTGAGGAAAGCCCCGGCGGAAACGGATTCCGCACGGAATGCAATGTAATCCTCGCTCAGTGTCGACAGCTTGCGAATACCGAGGAAAGGCTTGTTCGCATCGACGCCCAACGCATTGTTGATCGTGGCGAATTCCGTCGTCTGCGGCTTGGCATTGTCGTCGCCGTTGACGGCGAGGAAAGCGGTCCAATATGCACGGCCCGCACGGACGTGGAGCTTGTACGTATCTTCAAAGTACTTTGTGCCGAGCTTCGTCTCCTCACTGATAACAGCGAGCAATTCGGTCCGTGCGATATCCGCATCGGCCTTGGACAGCTTGGTGATCTTGATCTCGGGCATTTGTCTTTCCATTCTTGTTGGTCGTTGATATTGCTAGCGGCTCTCTTGCCTATGCGGCTACTACACGTGTAGTAGGAGCACGGGTATTACCGACCGAGGTTTATCGGGCGTGGCTACTACACGTGTAGTAGCCGAGCCATATCACTCACGTTCGGTTCCGCTATCGGTGGGAGTTAGGGGCGTTTGCCGCATTGATCTCACCCCATAAGTATATCAGCTATATGCTAGCCTCTAGCCCCTAAGGGGACCCGGGAGTAGTGGTCCCCTACCCCATACCAAGTTTCAAGGGGAGGCGGACTGCTCCGCCCACATGAGACCCGTCGGGACGTGAATCGCACGTATGTTCTGTGTACAACCCTGTGGATGAAGACCTTCGGGACGTGTCGAGCCATGTAGTACGTGTGTTCGACCTAGGGGGGGACGAAGGGGGGACGTCGTCCCCCCCCCCCTCTACGAAATGGCGGAGATTCCTGTGGATAAGTAGTGTTTGACCAGGACTTAAGGAAACGGACGCCAAATCGACCACAAGGGGGGGGGGGGACGCGTCCCCCCCGTCCCCCCAACAAGTGTTCGATCTACTTCCAATGCCACTTCTGGCCGTTGCCCCCGGCGACCTTGCCGGTCCCTTCGAGGACAGCCAGAGCCTCGTCGACGTACGGCTTCTTGCTCGGCGTCAGCGCCTTGCGCAGGTCACCTCGGGTCAGGTCCTGCTGCTTCAGCTTGGCCGCGATGATGTCGATCGTGTCTCCCAGGATGTGCTTGTCGAGCGCCTCTGACTGGAGCGCAGCGGCCACCCCTTTGCGCTGCGCCATGTCGACGAAGTCCCGCTGCGTCGTGGCCCTGGCCGTAGCCAATACGTGGGACCTGACCTCGACGGACTTGGCCACGACCTGGTGGGCGATCGCCCACATATCCAGCCCGACGGACGACTGGCCAGTGGCCAATGCCAGGATTCCGGCCACTTTGACCGTGAGCAGCATCCGGTGGGCGTCGAGGGGGTCCGGGTAGCGCATCTCGTGGTCCGCCCACATCACCTCACGGATGATGTCCGGGTGGTATTCCATGAGCTTGTACCCGACCGACGGCGGGATCGGCGCCAAGGAACCCAGCGGACCCGGTTCTGCCGGGCGATGATCGGGATCGGGCTTGTTCGGATCGACGCACCAGGCCCACAACAAGCGCTGGGCGAACCCCTGCAATGCCGAGTCCCCGGTGAGGAACGCCACGGCGTACTTCTCCTGTGCGGCGACCACCGCCGTCAACCTGTAGGTCCCCGCCTGGATGAGACGCTTGCGTTCCGTCGTCGCATTCGGCGTCGACAGGGTCCCGCCCGACCACGCCGTGCACAGCCTCGACGTGTGCGTCGTCCCCTGGCGCTGATTCAGGTCGGAGATCACCTTGCCCTCGTCGACCTTGAAGCAGATTCCGGCGTACGCCTTCTTGCGCACCGGCTTCGATTTCGGGTCCGACGGATCATCGGCCACCAAGTCGTAGTAGGCGTCGATGATCCCCTCGCCGCTGCTGATGTCGAGGCCGATCTGCAGGTCTTTGCGCTGGGTCAGCGGCGTGAGGTGCTCGGCGCGGCGCATCGTCGACGATTTCTTCGCCCCTGATGGGCCGACGAGGACGGTCAGCAGGTCGAACGACGACTCGTCCCCGACCATCGCCGGGATGCCGTACTGCGGCGGGATCGCCGTGGCGTAGTGCGCCAGCCAGGCGTGCAGCTGCGCATCGGGGCAGGCGCCCATCGACCACGCCGCATCCCGGATGTGGGCGAGGAGTGGCAGCTGGGACCAGAACTCGGGCGGATGGATCAGCGTCGTCGGCGTATCATCGGGCTCGCTCGGGACCGCCGGGAGGGAGTTCGAAGACCCTGCTGGCGGTACCTGAGCACTCATCGGCATCATCTGCAGCCTGACGTGGCTCCCGCACGCTGCACGATCCCCGGCGAACTCGTACGCGGCGATGAAGTCGTAGAGGCTGATCGAGATCCCCCCGTCGGACTGCTGCTTGCCCAGCTGACGCAGCGCATCGGGCACCTCCCCGGTCCAGATCGCCAGCCTGCCGTCGGGGTGCAACTCGGCGCTGTGCCCGTCCCGTGGGTTCTTGCCCGGCCTGCACCAGTAGCCGTTGCGCATCCCCGTCCAGCCGTGCTTGACCAGGTAGTCGTCCCAGGCCAGATTGGCCCGCACCCAGTCCCCCGGCGTGTCCGGCAGCAACGACGACGGATGGCGGCTCTGCGACGGCGTCTGAGGCACCGGAGGTGGCTGCTTGGCCAGTCGTTCGACCAGCCAGGACGGCATCTCCGACAGCGGGCTCACGCCTCCAACCCCAACTCGGCGGCGTATTGGGTGATCTCACCCGTTCCGCGGTCGAGGATCACCGACGGCGGCAGGAGCACGTAGCCACCGTCGGCGCGGACGTCGACACCGGGCAGGAAGTTCGTCATGCACCGGACGTCCAGCGCTCCACCGTCCATGAACAGGTGCAACCCGCCCGTCGGCGTCGCGTGGATCCGGAGCCCGTAGTACGGATCGGTCCCGCCCTCCTGGCAGGCTCGTTCCCAGCTGTCGATCCCGTTGTGCTCGCCTTTGACGTCGAGATCGAAGACCACCACGTTCAGCCTGTTGGGCTGTCGCCCGGTGGCCAGGGCCAGGTTGAACAGCCGGTTACCGCCGAACCACGCCTTGACCGTCTGCGGGTCATGGGAGGCGTCGTGGAAGCCATTGGTCGTGGCTGGCAGCTTCGTGCCGTAGCGGCAGGGGAACACCCGGTATCCCCGCTGAGCCAGCTTGATCGCTGCGTCGTAGATGCCGAGCAGTCGATCGGTGTCGATGTTGGCGCTCATGAGTGACGCTCGATCTTGCGCTCCAGATCGGCCATGAGTTCCGGCGTCATCCATCGCTTCGACGACAGGTGGTCGACCCAGTCCATCTCGGTGCGGTCGAGATCGACCTCGTAGCGGATGTTGCCGTTGGGCCAGTGCAGTTGCAGCACGTTCCACTGGGGCAGGTAGGTCCACTTGCTATCTTGATTCACGGACGTGTCCTTTCGCGGGGATACGGGTCATCCGACCGGGGTCCAGGGACGGATGTCGTTCGAGGAGCCGGTGGTTCACAGCCACCGGCTCCTCGCTATGTATGGGGGTGGGGGTGCGGGCGACGCTACTCGCTGTGGTCGACCAGGGGAACCCCCTTGACAGACTTCTAGTAATAGCATATAGTACTCGTATGTCACGCATCCGTCAACGGCCGAACGCCCCTCGGCAGAAAGACCACCGAGAACAGATGGTGCAGGTCAACGTGCCGGTTCCACGGTGGTACCGCGAGCAGATCTACGACTACTGCGACGAGACGGGAAAGTCCTACGCCTCGGTGATCATCGGAGCAGTCTTGCTCAAAGTCCCGCCGCGGAAACCACCGAAGCTGACGGACTGGCCCCCGGCGCACTACAAGTGGAACTACGTGCCGACTTCTGACGTCGACGAGGCGGCAGAGGGATGATCGTCGTCGGCATCGATCCGGGGATCACGGGTGGACTGGCCTGCATCCGTCATGGCATCCTCGATGACGTCCAGGCCATGCCGGTCTATAGCGGGCGGGCTGATGGCCTGGGCATCGACGAGTTGCTCACCGAGTGGGAACCCGATGCCGTGTACGTCGAGGACACCCAGCCGATGCCACGCAACGGCTCGATCGCCAGCTTTTCGCTGGGACTCAATACCGGCATCGTCGTCGGAGCGGTGACGGCCAACCGCTTTCGCCTGGTGCGCGTCAGACCGCAGGCGTGGAAGAAGAAGATGGGTCTGATCGGCAAGGACAAGACCGCCAGCCGTGGCCTCGCCCGTGAACTCTTCCCTCAGTACGCCGAGCGCTTCAAGCTGGTCAAGCACGACGGTCTGGCCGAGGCGGCGCTGATCGCCAGGTACGGCGTGTTCAACGAGATCCAGGCAGGACAACCAGCATGACCGTCGAACTGTGGAGACAGTGCTTCCGTGAGTACATCGATAAGGGCACCGGCAGCGAGCGGACGATGGCCCGCCTGCTGTGGGAGATCAGCATGATCGACGAGGCGGCGATCGTCGCGGTGTTCGACCGCTACGCCAGCCGAATCCTGGAGGCCCAGGCATGAGCGACGACGTTGGACACATCGTCTGCTGCTGCGGCGAGCCGGTCACCATGTGCGGCGCAGCTGAGCAGAACTGGGGCGCGCCGATCTGCAAGGAGTGCTTGCGCCTCGAAGCGCTCGACGACTTCTGCCCGAAGTCACCACTCGGCTGTGAAGCCGTGCGCAACGGAGAGGTGATGGTCTGATGGACCTTGATGACCTGATCGACGAACACGAATCGAAGGGCGACTACCGTCGGGCCAACGGGGCGCCGATGGTCAGCGACCCGAACAACCCCGGCAAGTGGCTGCGCTACTCACGACCCTCCGGCTACGCCAAGGTCTTGGACAACTCCTTCGCGCTCAATGATTGGAAGATCAGCAAGGCGATGATCGGTGTCGCTGGGTCCCGAGCTATGCAGGCCGAAGTCATGGCCATCAAGGATGGTGACCGGGAGGGGATGAAGCTCCTCCGGGAGAAGGCGCTCGACAAGGGTGCAGCCAACGAGGCAGCCGATATGGGCACGGCACTGCACGCCATGACGGCTCGCGTCGAGGATCAGAGCGACACGTGGGAACCGCCGGAAGCGTATGCCGACGACCTGCGGGTCTACGTCGAGACGCTCCACGGCTACGGGCTCGTCAGTGAGTTCGTCGAGGTACACATGTGCAACGACTCGTTCCGGGCGGCGGGGACGGCCGATCGCATCTATCGCACGACGAAGCCGCTGCTTGCCCCGGACGGCACGACGCTGCAGCCAGGCACGCTGATCCTCGGTGATCTGAAGACCGGTGCGAAGCTGGACTTCTCCTTGCCGGGCTATTGCGTCCAGATGGCCCTGTACGCCGATGGCGTCTTCTACGACGTCGAGTCCAACGAGCGCCGAGAGACACCGCCGCTCGACAAGAACTGGACCATCCTCGTCCACCTGCCAGTGGGCAAGGCCAAATGCCGGATGATCTGGTGTTCGATCGACGTGGGCCTGCGCGGCGCACTGCTGGCCCACGACGTCAAGGAGTGGGACAAGCAGTGGAAGGCCGGGAGCATGTTGGGATACGACGAGCATGAGATCCTGTTGCCCTCCCTGCTGGAGCCGTATGCGGGTGAAGTGCTGGTCCCTCAGGAGATCCAGCCGCCAGACATGATGCCGATGCCGTCGGTCTTCGACCAGATGTACGACTGGGCCAAGAAGCGCATCGCTGCGATCGGGGAGTACCCGAAGGCCCGTGACATGCTCTTGCAGCGCTGGCCTGACGGGCTGCCCAGCCCGAAGAAGATCACCACCGACGACCAACTGACCACGCTGCTCGACCTGCTCGACTCGGTCGAGAAGCAGCATTCGCTCCCGTTCGTCCCCTCGGGCATGGCCAACGGGAAGCGAAAGAGCGAGTTGCCCCTCAGCAACTCGCACCACCACACCAAGGAAGCAAAGGAAGCACAGGAAGCATGAGCAACGACGACATCAATGGATTCCTCTTCGGGGGCAACGGCAAAGCCGCCAAGTTCGAGGAGATCGGGGACACGGTCGAGGGGATCATCACCGAGGCTGTCCAGACCCAGCAGACCCACATGGAGACCCAGGAGCCACTGACGTGGCCTGACGGTTCCCCTCGGATGCAGTTGGTGGTCACGCTGCAGACCGACGAGCACACCGACGACAACGACGATGGGCTGCGGCGCATCTTCGCCAAGGGCGGGCGCTACGAGGTGGCCGAGGGTGCCGGGACGTCGATGAAAGACGCAATCGCGGACGCCGTCAAGAAGTCGGGGTCGAAGAGCTTCGACGTCGGCGGCTGGTTGAAGGTCGGCTTCTCCGGGATGGGCAAGAAGACCAACCGTGGGTTCGCCGCACCGAAGCTGTTCCGGGCGCAGTACAAGGCGCCCACCGCCAGCATCGCGGCCAAGGACCTGTGGGACGACGAGGGCTAAGATGACCCACCGACGCTTCGAGTTGCATCGAGACGTCGACGTGACGGGAGTGAGTGGGACCGGCGTCGTCGCAGAGGGCGTGTTGTTCTCTGACGACGTCGCCGTCCTCCACTGGGTCAGCCAGTGGCCGTCGTCGATCGTCCACTACGAGCGGGGCATCGACTCGATCCTCCACGTCCACGGACACGGAGGGGCGACCCGCATCGTCTGGATCGACGAGGGCTGATGGTCGAGATCAGGCGGCTCAAACCACTGACCCGCCTGGCCATCCCGACCAAGCCGTTCGTCCCACCGAAGAACCCGAAGCCGCAGCGACGGTTGAAGGACTACCCGCCTCCGACGCCACAGCCGACGCCATGTCGGCTGTGGCAGGGGGCAGTGGACAAGTACGGGTACGGCAAGAAGAAGGTCAAGTACGCCGAGCACACCGGGTGGGAGTCGGACAAGATCCACCGCTGGGTGCTCAATCAGATTCGCGAGGTGCGCCTGCGCCCGGACCAGGTGGTGCTGCATCTGTGCGACCAGCCGCTGTGCTACCGGATCGATCACCTGCGCGTCGGCACCATCGCGGAGAACAACGCCGACATGCTCGCCAAGGGGCGGGCCAGCGCGCCGCCGGTCAACGTGCTGAAGGGCGAGAAGCACGGGATGTCGAAGCTGACCAAGGCGGCGGTGGAAGTGTTGTGGGAGATGCACGAACTCGGGGCGTCGCAGGTCGAGATCGGTCGTGCCCTGGGTGTCAGTCGCACGACCGTGCGACGGGTCCTGCGGGGCCTGAGTTGGACGGAGGACGATGTACCAAATGACGATGTTCCCGGACCTGGCACCGGAGGAGGAAGTGATCCTGGGGAAGGAGCCGAAGATTCGCCGAATCAAGCATGATCCAGCGATCGCGGACTGCCAGTGCTTCTCCTGTCTGAAGCGCGCCGCAACGTAGAGTTCGCCCGTGCAGGTGAACCCAAACGACTTCCGTATCCAGCGGGTTGTCGAGTGGCTCTGTACTCCGCCGGGCGAGCGCGAACCGCGGACGCAGAACGAGTTGGCCACCGAGATCGGCAAGACGGGGACGTGGATCAGCGCACTGAAGAATGACGCCGCGTTCCTGCGCCTGTGGGAGGACCGCTACCGCAGAGTGGTCGGCAACCCCGGCAAGGTGCAGGAGGTGCTGCAGTCCTTGCAGGAGACGGCAGCCGACCGGACTGATCCCCGCCAGGTGCA